AAATTACAAAACGACATTTTAAAATCACAAGTTACAGATTCACCTTTTCCATTTTCACGAACATTCGATATGCTAAATACTTATATGAGAGATCATATAAACTTAAAATATAAATTTAATTTAATTAACAAAGAAACGTGGGGTAATATGTATAAACCCCAAGAAACTACAATTCCTTTATTAAATATAGATCCTTTAGATTTGCGGAACTCTCCTGACTATACATTTCTTTATGGTGTAAATGTAAAAAATTGTATGGTTCGAATACATTATGAAGATAACAGACGTAAAGGTAAAAGTTGGGATATACCACTTAAAGACAATATGTTTATTATGTTTCCATCGACTAATATGTATTACCTAACTAACAATCAAAAAAATAATTTAAATTTTGTACAAACAATAACATATGAATACATTTAATGTTACAACTTGATATATTTTCTACTCCTGTATACATAGATGAAATTAAAAATTTTAATCTATCTGAAAATTTTTTAAATAAATTTAAAGAACGACAACAAGATATAAAAAAACAAAAACAAATTAAACCTTTAATTAAACACATAAAAAATTTATCTAATAAAATATTTAATGATAGTTATTTAATAGAGTGTAAAAACTACAAAATAGATGTTGTTTCTATGTGGATAAATAAACATAAGTCAAACCAAAACCATCCACCTCATATGCACAGAGCTAGTTTATTATCTGGTATTTATTTTCCTTGTAAAAATAATAATTATCCTGATTTAAATTTTTTAAGACCTTATGCAGTTCCTTTTTTACCAATTACTAAAAAATTAAATAACATTAATTCTAACACGTGTAATCTACCCTATGTAAAAAATAGAATATATATGTTCCCATCCTATGTTTACCATTTTGTAAATGTAAATAATTCTTTAGATACAAGAATAACAATTGCTTTTGATGTTTTGTTAAGAGGTGTTTATGGAGAACAACAAGAAACATTAGATATTGGAAAATATAAAATATGAACTTAACTAATTATTATTGGTATTTTAGTGGTGTACTAACACCAAAGTTTTGTGATGAAGTAATACAATATGCTAATGCACAAAAAGAAGTTATGGCTAGAACTGGTGGCTATGGTGATAAAGAATTAAATAAAGAAGAAGTTAAAAATTTACAAAGAAAAAGAAAGTCTGATTTGGTATGGCTTAATGATACTTGGATATATAAAGAATTACATCCTTATGTGCATAAAGCAAATGAAATGGCAGGTTGGAATTTTGATTGGAAGAGATCGGAATCTTGTCAGTTTACAAAATATAAACTAAACCAATACTACGATTGGCATTGTGATAGTTGGGATAAACCTTATGAAAAAGAAGGACCCGACAAGGGTAAGATTAGAAAACTATCTATGACTTGTCAGTTAACAGATGGTTCAGAGTACAAAGGTGGTGAATTAGAATTTGATTTTAGAAACTATGATCCTCATATGCGAGACGAGTCAAAACATAGAGTACAATGTAAAGAAATATTACCAAAAGGATCTATAATTGTATTTCCTAGTTTTGTGTGGCATAGAGTTAAACCAGTAACATCAGGTACAAGATATAGTCTTGTAGTATGGCATTTAGGAAATCCATTTAAATGAAAATTTTAATAGTAGGTGGTGGGAGTGCAGGGTGGATGACAGCAGCTACCCTAGAATCTCAATTTCCTAATCATAAAATATTTTTAATTGAATCTAAAAATATATCTACAGTTGGTGTTGGAGAAAGCACACTTGGTCAAATAACTGATTGGATGAGATTACTTAAAATAGAAGACAAAGATTTTATAAAACACGTAGATGGAAGTTATAAATTAAGTATAAAATTTACAGATTTTTATAAAAAAGGAGAAGCTTTTCATTATCCTTTTGGACAACCAGCTACAGGAGGTACAAAAGCAGAAACAAACGATTGGTGGTTTAAAAAAATGTTGTTTCCAAAAACCTCTTATTCGGACTATGCTGATTGTACCTATCCTTTACAAATGGCTTATGTTAATCAAAATAAATTTGACATAAAAGAAGTAACACGAGCATACCATTTTGATGCTACTAAGTTTGGTCTTTGGTTAAAAAATAATTATTGTAAAAAAATAAAACACATAGTTGATGATGTGGTTTCTATAGAACAAGATGAAAATGGAATTAAATCTTTAAACAATAAATATATTGCAGATTTATATATTGACTGCACTGGGTTTAAATCTTTGTTATTAGATAAAACTTTAAAAGAACCTTTTGAATCTTACTCTGATATGTTGCCTAATGATTCTGCTTGGGCTACAAGAATTAAATACAAAGATAAAGAAAAAGAATTAGTTCCTTATACAAACTGTACTGCAATAGAAAATGGTTGGGTTTGGAATATACCTTTGTGGTCACGAATTGGCACAGGGTATGTATACTCAAGTAAATTTGTAGATGATGAAACAGCATTAAAACAATTTAAAAAACATTTAGGTCAAGAAGATATAGAATTTAAAAACATAAAAATGAGAGTAGGTATTCATAATAGACTTTGGGTAAAAAATGTAGTTGCAATTGGATTGTCTGCTGGATTTATAGAACCTTTAGAAAGTAATGGTTTGTTTACAGTTCACGAATTTTTAATAAAATTAATTAGAAATTTACAAAGAGATAAAATATCTCAATGGGATAGAGATAATTTTAATTATCAATGCAAACATATGTTTAAAGAATTTTCTGAATTTGTAGCATTGCATTATGCATTATCCCATAGGAACGATACAGAATATTGGAAAAATTGTTTAAGTAAATCTTGGGAAAAAAGTTTAATAAATTTAAAGCCAGTCGGCATAAGCGGTATGAATAGAGCTGTATGGCAAAAAACATATGATTTTAAATTTGGTAACATAGGAGGATTACATTGCATTGCAGCTGGTATGCATTGGGGTCCTACAGATAAAGTTTCTTTAATTACAAATGGAGGCCTTACAGAAAAATCTCTTGAAAAAGAATTTGAAGGGTGTATTAATAATTTAAATGAAAGAAAGGAGTTATGTGAACAACTTGTTAAAGAAAAACCTAGTTTGTTTTCAGTATTAAAAAATGTACATAAATAGTTATTTTCCAACTGTAGTATGGAGTGAAGAAAAACCAGAGTTTGTTAAATCTTTAAACAAAGCAAGTAACAAATATATTGCTGATGCTCGTAAAAGAGAAAAAGAATTTATAAAAAAGAATGGTGATTTTGGAAGATCCTATCACTCAACACCACTAACAGTTGACAATGACTTTTTAGATTTTAGAAATTACATTGGTCAAAAGTCTTGGGAGTATTTAGATCACCAAGGTTATGATATGCAACAGTACACAACACTATTTAGTGAAATGTGGGTGCAGGAGTTTGCTAAAAAAGGTGGTGGACACCATTCAGCACACATACATTGGAACCAACACGTATCAGGATTTTATTTTTTAAAGTGTAGTGATAAAACTTCTTATCCAATATTTCACGAACCGAAGACTGGTGCAAGATGTACAAAATTAAAAATGAAACCAGACTTAAAAGGTGTATGGGCAGGTCACGAACAATTTCATCTTAAACCAAAACCAGGCACATTAATTATATTTCCAGGTTATTTAGAACACGAATATGCAGTGGACTTTGGTATTGAACCATTTAGATTTATACATTGGAACATACAAGCGGTGCCAAAGGAAATGGCTAAAGATGTTTAAAAAGAAAAAGTATACAGTTATCCGTCAAGCAATATCAAAAGATCTAGCAGCTTTTGTTGCAAACTATTTTTTAATGCAAAAACAAGTTTATGATACTTGTAAAGCATCAAGATACTTTTCACCCTTTGAAACTATTATTGGATATTATGAAAGTGAGAATGAACAAATTCCAAACACCTATTCTCAATATGCAAATATGGCTATGGAAACTTTATTACTTAAATGTCAACCAGGTATGGAAAAAGCAACAGGTTTAAAATTATATCCAGCTTATACTTATGCAAGAATTTATAAAAAAGGTGATGAACTTAAAAGACACAAAGATAGATTTAGTTGTGAGATATCAACTACGATGAATCTTGCCGGCGATGATTGGCCCATATATCTAGAGCCATCTGGCGAGACGGGTAAAAAAGGCGTTAAAGTAGATTTAAAGCCTGGTGATATGCTGGTTTATTCTGGCTGTGAGCTAGAACATTGGAGAGAAAAATTTAAAGGCAAAGAATGTGTACAAGTTTTTCTGCATTATAACAATCGTAAAACCCCAGGATCAAAAGATAATATGTTCGACAAGCGTCCACATTTAGGTCTTCCCTCTTGGTTTAAACGATGATATAATTCTTAGATGGAGGCAGGGCACCACCACATACCCCCTGTCTCCTTTTAAGGACATTTATGAATTTAGGTTTTGATGCAATATCGCAATTTCCCATATCGCAAGTAGCGGCGGACAACGTAGTAACTATTACAGTTACAGGTAATAATTTAATTGCTAATATTGGGAATCCAAATATTGCAGCAGACGCAGTTACAGAAATTCCTACTCCAACTCCATTAACACTTGGCACTGGAACAGTAACAATAGTTGGTACAGCAAATCTTGAAGCACCTAAAACACCATTAGTTTTAGGAACGGGGAACGTTACAGTTAGTGCAGATGCTAATGTTACGGCCTCTGGAAACAACTTGATTATAAGTAGTGGATCTGTTACTATTGTTGGAACTGCGAGTATAGAAGCACCTGCTACGGCTATGACCTTAGGAACAGGCGAAGTAGGTATTATTACGTGGAATGAAATTATACCAGGAGCAACAATGGTTTGGACACCAATAAAACCGT